GTCGTGATGCTGGCCGTGAAGTTTGTGGTAGTCGTGGCGAAGTTAGTGCTGTTGACACCCCCGGTCTGAGAGGCGACCGGCTTGGCCCCGGTCAGCACGAAAACACGTAGCGCCATGCCCTGGGACGCGCCGAGACCGCCCTGCGTGGCGGTGACGGTGAGGGTTGTCATGGGCTAGCCCCGCCCTCGGCGGCTAGCCGATCAGCTCAGCGAACAGCTCGGTGACCGTGACCGACGGCGTGCCGGTCACCGACGACAGGGTGACGCCGACGTCGATCTGGTTGGACTGCTCAGTGTTGACCGTCGCCGCCGTGGTCCGCGCGGCGAGGGTGACCGGGTAGGGCGCGGTCGTCCACGCGGTCAGCGACGTGGAGTACAGCAGTTCCCCGGTGCCGTGCGCGGTGACGGCGGTGCCGAGGGACCGGAACGTGCCCTTCCACCGCATCGTGATCGGCCACGACGCCGCCGACGCGGAGATGGCCTGCGCGGACGTGACCGCCAGGACGGTGGCTGAGCCGATCGCGCCGCCGACCGCGCCGATGTAGAACCCGAGGATCACTGTGGGCGTGGCCGAGGTGGACGTGATTTCCAGTTCGGCCTGCAACCGCAGTTTCATGCCCGGCACCGCCAGCGGCGGGCAGATCGGCGGCGGGACCGGGGTGCCTGCTGTCAGCGCCGCCGCTGTGACCGCCGTGCCCGCAGCGGCGGGCAGGCCCGCCTGCGCAGCCGGGTAGGTCCACAGAACCGGCAAGCTACGCCTCCACGGTGGCGGTCAGGGTGAACAGGTGCGACGACGGCAGGGCGTTGCCGATGTTCACGAACGCGATCCCGTTCGCGGTGCCCTGGTCCACGATCAGGTCTTCGATGTAGTCGAACGGCACATCCCACGACGTCTGCGTGTTGAACGTCAGCTTGTGCATGACGACCGCGCCGAGGGTCGGCCCGGCCGTGCCCGCTGTCGCTGCCGTGGTCGAGTCCAGCCCGGACGTCGGGTCCACCTGGCCGCGCTGGTCAAGGTTCTGGCCGACCGTGTTCGCCACGCCCGTGCCCGACGCGCGCACAGACTGCCGGAACACCGCGACCGAATGCTGGTCGGAGGTGACCGACCCGGCCGGGCCGCGTACGCCCAGCTCCAGCCGGCGCAGCTTGAAGTTGGCCGCAGCAGCAGCAACCCACGCGGCGAAGTACCCGTTGAACGTGGTTGTCACGGGGTTGCCGGCGGGCTGCGCGGACTGCGACTCCATGGAGGTAACGAAACGGCCCATCTCTGGCTGTCCTCTCGGGGGCGTGTCCGGCTACTGCCGGGCTAGTTCCTGGTCGAGCAGGCGCTCGGCGTGGTCGGGCAGGTGGCTGTCCAGTGTCCGGGTCTTGTAGGCGGCCATCAGCCGGCTGGCGTACTCGGCGCGGGAGTCTTCCTGGCTGGGCATGACCTCGATCACCGACACGAGGTTGGTGAGCTGGCTTTCGATGTTGTCCAGCCTCGGGTCGTGGTGCGGGTGGTCGTAGGCTTCGCGCAGCACGTCGATGGCGGCCTTGAGATGGTCGGCGGCCTGGGCTGCGGCGTCGTCGTGTGCCTGGCTCATGCGGTTCTCCTGGTGGTGTCGTGCAGCAGCCGGGCCTTCCCGGCACCGGTGATCTTGAACATGGGGCCTTTGGTCACCGAATCGCGGCGTTCGGCGTCGCCGAACCCGGCCAGCGCCGTGCCGCAGCGCCAGTATTCGGCGTCGCTCATGTCAGCGGGGATCAGTGTCTTGCCGCGCAGGAACCCGGCCGAATGCCAGGTGTCATAGTGGGCCAGGGCAGCCAGGACGGTTAGCTGGCGCTCTCGCGTCGCGGTACCGGCCATGAGTGCCCCAGGATGCGCGGGCGGCCGGCGTGTACCAGGCTATCAGCCCTTGCCTGGCCTGGCGGGTCCGCGCGGGCCGGTAACACGCGCCTTCGGCGCCTCGGCCCCGGGCTCGGGCCCGGGCTCGGCGCGGGTCTCGGTGGCCGGGTCAGGCGCGGCGGGCCGGGCCTCGGCCTTGCGCTCTTCGGCGGCGACGGGAACGGCGATGCCCTGCGCGGCCAGGGCCGCGCCTTCGGCGTCGCCCACCTCGAACTCGGCGCCAGGCCCTGGCCAGGGCTGCCGGTCGGCGCGCAGCCCGGACATCTGCTGAACCATGCGGATCTTCATAGCTGAGCCTCCCGGTAGGATAGATTCCGCGCGCAAGCGCCTACCGCTGGTCTAGCGGAACGTGATGCCTGCGGAGGTGGCATAAGACCAGGGCAAGCCCTGGCAGCGGCCAGTGAAACAGGAAGACCCAGCACGGCCTCAGCAACTGTGCGGGAGACAATCGTGCGAGGGGCGGCGATACCCCGAAAACCAAGGGGTGCCGCCCCTCGGCTATGCTCAGAGATGCTGAGGCCGTGCGCGGGCGTGAGCCCTGGGAATCCCTGTCCTTCAGGGCGGGGAGTAGTCAAAGCAGTCCTTCGAACGCGGCGGCCCACTTGTGCCAGTTGCCCTCGATCGTATGCTGGGCGGCCAGTTCCCGCGCGGCCTGGCCCATGCTCTCGCGCAGGTCGGCGTCGGCGACCAGGTTACGGATCGCTTCCCGCCACTGTTTGCGGGTGCGGACCAGGAACCCTGTCTCGCCGTGGCGGACGAAACCCTGGTAGGGCAGGAAGTCGGAGGCGACGACGGGGATGCCCAGGGCGGCGTATTCGAGGCATTTCAGGTTCGACTTGCACAGGTTGAACGTTGAGCTTTCGATGGGGGCGAGGCCGATGTCAAAGTCGATGTGCTGGTAGAAGTCACGCGGCTCGGGTTCCCACGGCGTGTACCGGGCGAAGTTCAGCACCCCGAACGTGGGCCGGAAGTCGCAGCCGATGATGTGCAGCCGCAGCCTGGTGTCCTTCGACAGGATGTACCGCACCTCGTGGGCGATCATGGCCAGGTCCTTGCCGTGGGAGCTGCCGCCCGCCCAGCCGAGCGTGACCTGGTCGCGGCGCGGCCGGTCCATTTTCAGCAGCCGTTCTTCGACGTAGTTCGGGATGACCGCCACGTTCGGGTTGCCGGTGCGGCGGCGGATCACCTCGGCCAGCGGCTCGGTGGTCACGGTGACCAGGTCGGAGAACCCGGCGCAGGTGGCGACCGCGTCCTGGATCGAATGCTGGCTGAACACCCGGTACGCCTGGAGGTTGACCGGGTCGATGTTCCAGATGTCGTCGTCGATTTCGTAGGCCAGCCGGTGCCGGGCGCGCAGCCGCCGCCATTCGCCGAGCACTTCGGGGAACATCAGCCGCTCCCCGACGATGATCTTCGCGGGCTGGGACTGGGGCGGCATCCGCCCGGCCGCGTACCCGGCGTCCCAGCCGTGGGCTTTGAGCTGATCGAAAGGCAAGCATATTCTGAAATATCCACACCCGGACGGGCCGTGGTCAGTGTCCGACCGGATGTCGTGAATGCCCCATATCTTGCCTGGCATCACTCACGGTCCAGGTAGTTGTCCACCGTCACCACCGGCACGTACGCCCAGCCGATCCCCGCGCCCATCCACCGTTCGACCAGGTCCCATTCGATCGTCTCCTGGCCCTCATCCCGCCAGGTCGCTATCTCCAGTATCTCTTTGCGGTTCACGATCGACGACGTGTCAATATGCGAATACTGCGGCGGTTCGGCGCCCACCGGGTAATCGTTGCCCGGCCTGTTGAACATCGACGTCGAATAGGCGAACCCGGCCCCGGTTTCCAGCAGCCTGCCCACGACCAGGTCCAGGTGCGCCGGCCGCCACGCGTTGTCGTCGTCCAGCCACGCCAGGATGCTGCCCCTGGCCATGCCGATGCCCAGCATCCGGCACCGGTGCCCCCACCGCCAGCGCGGGTCGTGGTCTTCCAGTTCGGCGAACCGCACGTCCGGGTTCGCGTCGATCAGGGCCTTGAACTCCGCGCCGCCAGGGCCGTCGCTGATCACGATGTGCTCGGCCGGCTTGTACGACTGGTCACGCACCGACTGGATCGCCCGCTGCACGGCTTTCGGCCGGCACCAGGTCGGCGTGATCACCGATACCAGAGGGTTGCCAGCCAATGCCGGTACCATTCCACGGTTTCGGTGACCATGTACGGCCACGGGTTCGGGCACACGGGCATGTCAGCGACCACCCGCGCGCCCTCAGGCTCACCCGCCCGGGTGACGGTGACGCTGGTGAACGGGTACGCTGCTCCCGCCGCTGCCGCGATGTCCTTAGCCGCCTGCGCGACGCTCAGTTCCTTCCCCGTCCCGGCCTCGGTCACCTCGCCGTACGGGCCGCTGATCGCGGCGGCCAGCACCGCTGCCACGTCATCGACGTACACCGGGTCGATGAGCTGCTGGCCGCCGTTGCACAACTCCAGCGGCAGCCCGGCCAGCGCCTGGCACGCCAGGGTGGGGAAGAACTTGCGCACGCTGGACGGCCCCCACGGCGGCGGGGGTTTCTGGCCGGGGCCGTACACGTGGTAGGCGCGGACCACGGCGATTTCCTGGCCCAGCCACCGGGCACGGGCCAGCGCCAGATCCTCCGCGCACCCTTTCGTGATCGCGTACGGGTTGGGCTGGCCCTTATGCCCGGTGCCGATCTGCACCACCGGGATGCCCAGCGCCGCCGCCCAGTCGTAGACCCTGACCGCGCCGAGGATGTTCACCTCAGCGGCCTGGTATTCCGCGCCCAGCAGTTCCTCGGTGCCGAGCTGCCCGGCCAGGTTGATCACGGCGGCCACGTCGCCGAACGCGTCCAGGCACGACTGGTCGCGTATGTCGAACGGCCGGTCAAACTCCACGGGGTCGTGGCCTGCGATCAGCAGCTCGTCGCACACCCGGCTGCCGATGAACCCCCGCGACCCGGTGACCAGCACCTTCACGGCTTGATCACCGCCAGCGTGTCCACGACGTAGCCGGGGCCGCCCGCGACGAGGCGGTTGACCGCGAACATGACGTCCGGGCAGCAGCAGTGCTCCAGGAAGTCGTGCACCGCGATCGTCCCGTCCGGTTCCAGCATTCCCAGGGCGTTGCCGATGTCGGCCATCGCGCCGTCGAGGCGGTGGTCGCCGTCGATGAGGATGAACCCGAACCGGGCCTCGTCCGCGCGCAGCTCCGGGAGGACGGCCATGCTGTTGCCCTGCCGGATGGAGACCTTGTCGCGGACCTGGTATTTGCGCAGGTTGGCTTGCATCACCCCGAGCGTGTCCCCGAGCCAGGTCGTCCCGGAATGGTCGTCCACGGCCACGATGTGCTCCGCGCCCGCCAGGGCCATCACTACCGCCGAGTAGCCGTGCGCGGAACCGATCTCCAGGACCCGCCGGCCGGCGGCCAGCTTGCGCAGCTCAGCGGATTCGCCCGGCGTGACGGACGTCAGGATCGGCTCTCCGGGCAGGTCGGTGCTGGGATGCCACTCCAGGTGCATGCGCCGATGCTACTCCTGCGCGTCTTCAGACGCCGTCTTCGCTGCCTTCGGCGCGGCTGCGGGCAGGCCGTGGACCGGTCCCCGGTGGTACTCGCCGACGAACCCCGACGAGATCGCCCTGAACTTGGTCAGCACCCTGGTCAGCTCGGCGACCAGCTTGCGCTCGTCGTCCTCGCTGCCCGAGTGGCCGTGGGCGTTGAGGGTCCACATGGTCAGGCTTGTACCCACTTGCCCGTGCTGGACACCCCTTGCCGTTCGGCCGCCGCGAAATGGTCACCGGTCGGCCGGCCGGTGTTGATGTCAGCGGCCCCCGCGTTGGCTTCCAGCTTGCGCCACGGCGCGGTGTTGTCGCTGGTCACGCTGTAGGGCTGGCCGGGCACCCCGGGGGTCGAGGTGACCGGGGCAGGTACGGGCTGTGGCATCGTGGCCTCCTAAACCTGGTGCCAGTGGGTGCCGCCGCCCTCGGCGTGGAACCCGTCTCCGGTCAGCTTCCCGGTTTCCAGGCTCACCGGTCCCGACGGGCGTTTGGAGTAGACGCTCATGTCGGCGTTGCTGCGGGGGTCATAGTAGCTGGTCTGCCACACGTCGGACTGGACGTGGTCGGGGAACGGCACGGTGCCGAACGGCGGCTTGTCCGGGTTGGTCGGGTTCGGGAAGGGGCTGGTCACCTTCCCGGACACGTTCCCGGAGAACGGCAGCCCGACGTGACCCCAGTTGGCCATCTGCGGAGGATCGACGGACTTCATGGCGTCTGAACCCAGCCCTCCCCGCCCGGCCAGTTCACCCGCCAGGCGACTGTCGTGCCATCCGGTCCCGGCCGCTGCGCCCGGCCCGGGTTGCCCTTGATCCCCGCGAACGGCAGCGGGATGTGCTCGTCGCTGTTCGACGGGATCTCCACGACCTGGTCAGCGGTCGGCGACGGCGGCACAATCGACACCGACCCCCGGGCCGTGTGCTCGATCTCCGGGGTCCGCTCGTTCTTCTGCGTGTTACCTGCGCTCATCGACGACGGGCACAGGGGGGTGCCGTACCTGCCGGTCAGATCCTGCAAGGCGGCCTCCTACGTGCCAGGCCCCGAGAACCCGGGGTGCCGGTTCGTGGCGGGACGGCGGCCGTTGAGGAAACCGCCGTACATGATGTGACCCGAACTGCCGGCCGGGGTGGCGTCGGTCTGGAACCGGTCCTGGTCCCCGGGGGCGGGCGTGTTCCCCGCCACGCCCGGCATCTGGAGCCGGTCGTCGGCCTGGTAGCCCGCCATGTTGGCCTGCGTCCAGTCGCCCTTGCCGTTGACGTTGCCCTGCGCGGTGTCCTGGGCGTAACCCATCTTCCCGGACGGGTCGTCGTAGGACCCTTCGTCGCGCTGCCCCTTGTACAGGGTGGGGAGCTGGTAGGTGACCGAGTCCTTGCCGCCCGTGCCGTCATACGGCGCGCCCGCCGACCCGGGGGCGCCAGTCCCGGCTGCGCCGCCGAGGCTGTACGGCACCCCGGTGAAGTCGTCGCGGGCCGGGTACTGGCCGGGCAGGTTCGTGCTGCCCTGGTCTTCGGCCGTGGACGGCGGCGACGTGCCCGCCGCGCCCGAGCCGAAGTTCTGCTGGGGCAGGCCGAACTCGTCCCAGGCCATCGTCGGGTACTGGCCCGGCTGGTTGACCTTGTTGCTGTTGTACGTCGCCATGCAGCCCTCCCGGCGCTAGCTCACGCCCAGCTTGATCGCCCCGGTCGTGTCGATCAGGGTGCCGTCACCACGGATCAGCGCCCGGAACGCGACCAGGTCCGACCCGAACAGGTAGTCATCGGACCGCTCGAACCGGACCGGGCCGACGATGCGGACGAAGAACTGGCTGAAGTCCCCGAACGCGATGCACTTGTTCCCCGTCGGCGCCTGCGCCGGCATGAACGGGTCAGCCACGATCGGCTTGCCCAGCAGCAGGTCAGGCGACCCCAGGACCATCGACGGCTCCCAGATCGGCCGGCCCGTCGAGTCGGTGATCAGCCGGAAGTTCCCGACCGTGTGGTCAGCAGCCAGCCAGTAACACGACCGTGACTGACGGTACGGGGCGATCACCGAGTATTCGAGGTTCACCAGGCCCGTGTACTCCGCCGACGTCGGCGTCGCGCCCAGCCCGGTCACGCCGGTCGTCGCGACCGCGAGCAGCCCGTTCGGCTGCAGCGACGCGCCGGTGCCGGTGACCAGGTCGGAGCCGAACTTGTTGCCCAGCGCCCGGCCGGACTGCATGGCCAGGTAGCCGACCAGGTCCACCCCGGAGTCGTCGAGCAGCTCACGCGCGACCTGCAGCAAGATCCCGTACTTGTACGCCGACAGGGTGGTCAGCGCGAACGTCGGGTCGGACTCGTTGATCGCGCCGCCCTGCGCAGCCGACGCAGCGGTCGAGTGGACCGTGGTACGCGGGATCTGCAGCGTCTCGCCGCCAGCAGTGTTGAGCACGGTCGGGCCGGTCTGCAGAATGCCGCTGACCTCGATCAAATGTGCGATGAGCTGGTCGTAGAAGTCGGTCGGGACCAGGTTGCCGCCGACGCCGCCAGCGGAAGTGGACAGGGTACGCCACTCAGTCTCGGCCTTGCGGACCTCGGGCAGGTTGACCGGCCCGTAGTTCCAGTTGATCCGCGACGCCTCAGGCTTGGTGAACTCCAGGAACTTGCGGGCGTGCTCGCCGCGCAGGAACGTGCGCAGTTCCTCGTTCAGCTTCGCGTACTCAGGCTGCTTGGCGATCTTCTTGCCCTCAGCGTCGGCGTGCAGCCGGGAGAACGCCAGGTCAGCCTCAGCGGACCGCTGCTCGGCGTCCAGCGCAGCCTTGATGCGCTTGTCGAGGGTGTCCATTTCCTCGTTGAGAACTTCCCACTTCCCCTGCTCTTCGGCAGAGAAGTTCCGGTTCTCGGTGGCCGCCACGTCGGCGATGGCCTTGCACTCTTCCCAGACGTTCAGACGCCGGTCACGCAGCCGCTTGGTAACTTCGCTGGGCATTCCTGGCCTCCTGGTCAGCCCGCGTAGGGATAGGAATCCCTGGCGGGCTCCAGCCAGGTGACCGGCTCAGCGGTCCTGCGGCCCTCAGACGGCCTGGCCTACGCCGTCCTGAAGCGAACTATACCCTTAACTCCGCCATCTCCGAATCCCACTGGTCACGGCGGCGCACCAGGATCTGCGCCATCGCCGCCGGGCCGAACAGGCCCTGCCGTGGCCCGGCCGCCGGGAGCGTGGGCTTGTCGGACCGGACGAAGAACTTGCGCAGCTCGTCGTTCTGCGCGTACGACCGCACCTCTTCCACCTCGGCCTGCACGAAGTCAGCGATCGAGAACAGCGCCGCGTCGAACGCTCTCATCATCGCCGTGGTGTCCATGTAACCGGGGGCCAGCACCGGGCTCACGTCGATGCAGTCCGCCGAGTGCAGGGTGCGCCGGGCCAGGCCGTCGCGCCATTCCCATTCGTCGCCGCCTTCGTGGACGCGGAACCCGAACGAGCTGTAACGGATGTCGCGGCGCTGCACCAGCTCGACGATGTCGGCGCGGGCCTCGGGCGGGTTGACGACGTAATCGACGCCGACCCGGTCGGTGCCCAGGCGCAGCGTGTCCGCTTCCTGCGTGCCCAGGATCATGTTCGAGTCGTGGTTGAACCGGCACACCGGGTGGGTACCGTCGGTGTTGCGCCAGCCCTGCGCGGAGACCACGTGGAACAGCTCGGGGCTGACGCGCTCGGTGAACCCGCCGAGGTTGCGGGACTCGCGGGGGATGAACACGGTGGCGTAGCCGCCGATCCACTTGCGCCCGTCGCCCTGGTCGCGGAACTCGATCGGCTTGTCGAAGTCGCGGTACTGGCTGGTGATCCGCAGCTCGCGGCGCTCGAAGTTGTACTGGGGGCTGTTCTCGCCGACGTGCACGCCGAACCGCTTCGCGGCGGCCTTGATCTTCCCCATCGCCTTCTCCCCGAACGGGGACGAACTGGCACGGGCCAGGGCATTCCGCACATGAGCGGCGTCGTGGACAGGGAAATGGCGCAGCGACCGGGGAACCGTCTTGCCCTCTTTGTCCTTCGTCCCGCCGTCCTCGATATGGGCGAAAGCACTGTCCGGCAAGTCGTTTTCAGTCTGAGCGGTGAGTTCGGCCACCCTAATGCCCCTTGCCGTTAGTGGCGGCCAGCGCCGCCTCGTCGTTCATCGCCCTGCCGTGCAGCAAGGCCATCGCGGCCGGGCCGAACAGGAGCGGGGGCTCCTGGCTACGGTCCTCTTCCGGTGCGCGCGAGGCGGCCATCTCAATCACCGGCAAATCTGCGAACAGCTTAGCAAGGTCGCCCAGGGTAACGGCCTCGCCAGCAGCAGCAGACCGCATGTCAGCCTCGGCCTGGCGCAGCCGCCCCGCCGCGCCGTGGTCGGCCAGCATCCGCCGGGCCAGGTTCCGTTCCCGGTCCCCCACCCGCATGCCTGCTGACCGCGCGGCGCCGGGCAGCCGGTCGTCCTGGAGCTTGGCCAGGTACTTCCACTCGGCCGGGTAGTTGTCGCGGACGTGCTTGGCCAGTTTCACCGCGTGTTCCAGCGACGCGTCCAGGTGCGTGTGCAGGTGCTCCATGTCGAACCCGGCTTCAGCCGCCGAACGGTCACCCGACGCCGATTCGGCGTGCCGCTGCGAATGGGCGATGTTGTGCGCGACGCTGTCCAGCAGGTGAGCGAACGTCGCCATCTTCTGCTGGCCGTTCAGCGCCTTGCCCCGCAGCGTCGCCGACTTCTGCACCGCCGCCAGTTCCTTCGCCTCGCCGTCGTACTCGCCGGGCAGCGCCCGGGACAGGTCGTTGCATTCGGACTTGGCGTCGTCCAGTGCCCTGATCACGTGCCCGAGGTGGTAGCGGCGCAGGGTGTTGTCGCCGCAGACCTTGCTGGCCTCGGCGGCCCGCTGCTTGGCGTGCTGCAGCGTGTTGTTCATGTTGTCAATACGGTGCGCGATGATCATGTGGTGGGCGGTGGGCTGCTCAGGCAGCGGGAACGCCGGCGTCACCCCGCCCGCCGAGCGGACCTGCGTCATCAGCCGGCCCAGGTAAGTCTCCGGGGTTAGCTGCAACGGCGGGTTGCCCACGGACTGCGGGTTGACCAGCTCGGGATGCTCGGTCTCCAGTTCCTCGATCGTCTGCGCGATGTGGTCGGCCTCGAAATCGATCAGCGGCACGATGGTCTTCGGGATCGTCCGCGTCGTGGACGCCATGCGCTCCAGCACCGGCAGCGGCAGCGGGTCGTCACCGATCGCGCCCAGCGACGGCCGGTCGTCGAACTCCCTGGCCTCGTTCGCGGTCAGCGTGCCGATGTTCCGCTGGATCTGGTACACCGTGTTACGGGTATGCGGGTCCATGCGCAGCAGCGCGTCGGTGTCGAACTTCACGTACTGCGTCGAGGGCAGCAGGCTGGTCAGGAAGTTCTCCCACCGGGTCAGCCACGGGTGCAGCGTGGACTGCAGCTCCTCAAGCTGGTCCTGCGTCACGTTCGAATACGACAGGCCCTCCGCCCTGGTGCCGCCCACGCGGACCGGGTTCACCCCGTAGATCGCGGCGATCTGCGTCGCGTTGAGCTGCATCCCCTGAATGAAGATCGCCTCGTTCGGGGGGACGCTCAGCGCCTTGAACTCCCAGTCCCGGCCGAACACCAGCGGCATGTGCAGCCGGATCGTGTCGGTCAGCCGGGTGCGGATCTGCCGGGCCTGCTGCTCGTCGATTTCCTCGTTGATGTTCTGGAACGTGCCGGTCGGGAAACCGCCCCCGGTGAACCACGAATGCGAATAGTCCAAAGCCTCCAGGCCCTGCGCGATCAGCGTCGCGAACGCCATGATCGGCGAGATCCCCGCCGTCCGCCCGGGAACGCTGAACGCCTTCAGCTTCACCAGCTCCGAATGATCCATCAGCCGGCCGTTGTAGTAGATCCGGGCACGGCGCGGGTCCTCGGGGACCATCTCGTCGTCCTGCACGTCCATGCGCTCGGGCGGCAGCCACGCGATCCCCGTCGGCAAGCCCAGCCCGTCCGGGCCGGGGATCCCCGACCGGTTGGTCACCAGGCCCCAGGACGTGCCGTGCAGCATCGCCGCCGCCGTCCCCGCGAACATCCAGTCATACCGCGACTCGCCGGGGACCTGGGGGCCACCGCCCGCCACGTCGTTCCCCAGGAGCGGCGATGAGTAGACGCGGCGGGCGGTGCCGTCCGGGCGCTGCGCGTACACCTTGATCGGCATCGACGCGACCTGGTCGGAGATGTATCGGACGCAGCCGTAAACCGCGCTGAGGCCCAGGACCGATTCCTGGCCCTGGATCTCACGAGAAGGGTGGACCTAAAACAGGGCCTCCGATATTGAACTAGTAAGAAGCGCCAGTACGGGTTGCGGGCTTAATCGCCAGGGCTGCCAGGGGAGTCAAATCCATAAAACTCCCCCGATAGTCCGGTACTCAGCGGCAATCCGGTCAACGAGGCTCATGGTGGGCACCACCCCCTTCCCGCACTTATGGACTGGCTACCAGCCCTGTCGTAAGACTAGGACACTCGCTGGAGTTCGGCCCGCAGCATCGCGTTTTCCCGCATGACGTCGTCGAGTGACGGCTGGTTCAGCGGCTCGCCCCGCGCCTGCCGCCAGCCCATCTTCGCCGCGCTGAAACACCACGCCGCCGACAGCCACAGCACCGCGAACGTCTTCGCGATCACGAAGCCGGTCGCGTACAGGAAGCCGCCGATCAGCCAGAGCACCGCCCGGCCCGGTTCGGCCTTGCGCGCGTCAGCGGTGATCTCGTCGATGGGGACGCGGTCCTGGAGCCGCTTGGCGGGAGCGGGTGCGGTTGCGGTGGTCATCGCATCACCTCATGCCATTCGCCCGAGCCGGGGTCGTGGTCGTCGTCGTCGCCTTCGGGGGCGGGGGCGGGCAGGCCCTTGATGCGCGCCGGGCCGGCTGACAGGGGGCGGCCGGCTGGCATGTCGCTCACGCTGACGCCGGCGGGGGCACCTGGTGTCAGCGGCAAGGGCCTGCCCTCGGGGTGGCCTGCCCAGCGTGCTCTAGGCAATCAGATCACCGACTTCAGCACGTCGTAACCTCCGCCGAATTTCCTGGCTGCCCACGCGGCCATCGTAACACTGCACAAAGGGGATATATCGGCCTCGGTGTCTTTCCTGGCCCACGCGTGCTGGCCGTCGCCCACATCCCGCTGCACCGCGCACGCCACCGCCCGGTTCAGGTCCGGCTGCCCCGCGTGCACGATCGTCCGGTCCTCCACCCCGCGCAGGAACTGGGCGTGCGCCTCCGCCACGTCCCGCAGCTTGACCACCTCCAGCAGCACCTCCAGGCGGTGATCTTTCTGGCAGTCCGACACCAGCTCGACGCCAGGCCCGGCCGGGTCGATGACCAGGCGGCACACCCGGTTGCGCGCCGCCAGGGCCTTGAGCCGGGGCAGCAGCCACGCCGTGCCCGCCCGGTGGTCGTCGAAGCGGCCGTCGGAGCCGATCTCCACGGCACACAGCCGGATCCTGGCCACGTCGCCGGTCACCGCGTCGCGTACCTCCCGGACCTGGCGCAAAAGGCCGCCGATCGCGATCGTGGACGCCGACTGGTCCGGGGTGATGTCCACCGAGATGGCGATCCGGTCAGGACGCGGCATCTCGCTCATCCGGCTTCCCACTGGCAGGCGTTCCACTTGTGCTCGGGGATCACCGACCACGACTCGCTGTCGAGCGGCCACTGGCCGATGCCCAGCCGCTCCCGGTCGAACCCGGCCTCGGGCATCGAGTCCAGTTCCCAGGCGATGTGCTCGGCGGAGATGCGGATGTTCATCCCGGGGTTGGCGCGAGCCCAGCTCCGGGGGTCGTCGCGGCGGTCGTGGCCGTTGGGACAGCGGGGCTGCCTGGCGTACGGGCACAGCTCGGGGCAGTATTCGCACGACCATTCCAGGAAGGCCAGCGACCGGTCACCGCCCTTGATGCCGCGCCTGCGGACCGCGCCGAGCTGGATCGAGTCGGGCATGCCCGCTGAGCCGGTGTACCAGACCTGCGGGTTGGGGACGGCGGACATGGTGGGCAGCGACGCGGACACCTGCTCGTCGGAAAGGATCATGGCTTCGTCGTAGTAGACGACTTCGGCGGTGAACGACCGGCCTGATCCCCGCGACCTGGCCATGAACCGCAGCCGGGGGGCGACGGACCGGCGGACCATCCGGCCGCCTGGGCCGAACACCAGGGTGGGGGTGGCGCGCAGTTCGATGGCCTCTTCGCCGTGGCTGGTGCGGATGCCGTTCGGCTTGACCCGTTTGAGCAGCGACGGGTTGCCCCTGATCAGGGCCTGCATTTTCAGGAAGTGCTCGGAGCTGGCCTTGAACTCGTGGGCGGTGTGGATCTGGAGTTCTTCGCCGATGACGTACAGGCCGGCGAGCTGGCGGGCGCGGATGGCCTCGTTCTTGCCGTTCTGGCGGGGGATGATCCACGCCACTTCGCGGGCGGCCCACCGGCCGCCGCGTTTGGTGCCCATCGATTGTTCCAGCGACCAGGACTGCCAGTCGTCCAGCTCGACGCCGTTGGACCCGGCGAATTCGGCGGCGTCGGCCCCGGCTGCGTGCGAGTAGGCGCCGGGCAGGGAAGACAGCCGTGGCCGCTGGCACCCGGTGACGGGTGCTTCAGCGGCCACGATGGTCATACGGGCAGGCTAGCTCACCACCAGCGCCACCGTTTCCAGTCGATGAGCGCGGCGGTCAGGCCCCCGAGCGAGAACCATCCGATTGTTTCGAGCAGGATCAGCGTGATGTCCCGTACTTGACGCGGAAGGTCTTGATGTGCGCGGCGATGTCGTCGAGCTGGTCGCCGGTCAGGCCGGTCAGGTCGTCGCGGATCATGACTTCGAGGATGTTGATGCAGGTCTTGCAGGTGACCGGGCGCTTGGTAGGGTACCAGACCCGGCATGTCTCGCCGTCGAGGACCCGGACGGGACGGACTTGCTTGCAGAGGGATGCCTGGCCGTCGGCGGCCTCGTAGTGGATCTTGCTGCCTGAGCCCTCACGGTGGTCGTACGAGGGGTTGGCGAGATGGCGCAGTGGGTCCATGTCAGGGTTCTCCTACTAGAGTGCGTCTGTGCTACCCAATGCTACCAGACGTTCTTAGGGGAGCCATCCCCTGCTGATGATCCACTCATCCCAGTCCGCAGGCTGATCAGTCCGCGCATTCCCCGGGGGCCGCTTCAGCCCCGCCTCGTCATAGGCGTAACACGCCAGCGACGAGCACACCACATGACCGGGCACCTGGCCCTTCCCCCACGACGGCGACCAGTCGAACCCGAGATCATCAGCCGCGTCAGCGGCGATGGCATCCCAGTCATAACCAGTCTCCAGCAGGCTCACCATCTGCTCGCACACCTTCACCCGCTGCCCGGGTGTCTTCGGCTGCGCGAAGTTGGTCAGCGCGTACGGGCTGGCCAGGTAGCCGTCCGCCTGCGCCCAGCCCACCCCGCCCGGACGGCCCTCGATGCACCAGCCCGTCCCGTGCGGGTCCCGGTGGTGGAACACCGCCACGTGGTTGGACAGGTCCGGCTTGCCCGCGAGGGCGGCGCCGAGCCTGATCCACCACCCCGCCCGGCCAGGCGTGCGCAGCGCTAGCACGTCACCCGGCTCGGCCAGGACCGGTTCCCCGGTCATACCGGGTCGGACTCCAGCGCCGCCCATGTCTTGCCCCCGCAGACGCCGTCCTGGGCCAGCCCCCGGCTGCCCTGGAACTGCTTGAGCCGGGTCGTCGTCGCCGGGCCGAACGACCCGTCCACGGTCAGCACCGTCGCCCCGCCCCCGATCGTGTGCACGTTCAGGTCCGCCTGCATCTTCTGCACGTAGAAAGGGGACGGCCCGGGAGCGGCCTGGCTGATGGTGGGCAGGTTCATGGTGGTGGTTACCTCCGTCCACTGGACCGGCGGCGGTGCCGAGAAACCGTACATCGCCTCAAGCTGCGCTACGCCCATGCCGTCCGCGCTGTTGATGTCGCTCGGCCCGAACGGCGGGGTGCTGAAGTTGTCGGCGAACTGGTGGGCGTACTTCCCCGGGTACGACGGGTTCGAGCCGTAGGCGGCGACGATGAGCCTGGCCCCGGACGGCTTGGAAGGCCACAGCGCGTTCAGGTCGGAGACGTTGCCGTAGCCGACGACGCGGCGGGGGTCTCCCAGCCACGCGGCCAGCTCTTCGAACTCGGCGTTGATCTGCGCGGACTGGTTGCCGCCGATCGCGCCGCCCGCGCTTTCCACGTCGATCATGGCGACCAGGCGCGAGTCCGGGGTGCCGACACGGGCCTTCAGCACCGCAGCGCCGTTGACCCCCGGCCGGTAGAAGTAGTAGACCATGAAACCCCAGAGCCGGCCCGACGCGCGGGCGCCGTGGCACCATGCCATGTTCTCGGCGAACCGGTGGTCGAGATAGTTCCCGTCGTTGGACCGGAACGCCAGGAACCCGTAC